AATGTTAATTTACTATTCATCAAGAAGGCCAGACCTTGATGAGAGTTTAATTTTGGATTGTATGCAGGGGCTTATCTACGAAAATGACAGGCAAGTTAAACAGAAGCATATATACTGGTCGCTTGACAGAGACCGCCCCAGAACTCTCATCAGAGTGTCGCCTTTGGAGGCAGGTGGTATCCCAAGCTATTTCGGATGCCTACCTTGAAGATCTGAAACAAAAGGATTTAGTATCGGAATGGATTAACTCACCAGACTTTGATACTGTTTGCGATCTTGCCTCACTCGATACACATAGAATGAAAAAAAACTTTATAGAAATTTTATCAATGAAACCAGCGCTGGCAAAAATGAAAGGCAGGATGATTAAGCATTTATTAGAGAGAGAATAAGTTATATATAACTAATTTATTATAACCATATATATTATAATATATATATTATAAACACTATTCACGAACTAAATCATTAACCCCGGCTCCGGGGTTGACAACATTTTCTCCTGAGAATATCGTGTTTGCTGTTCTATGGAGGGACATATGAAAATCGAAAATACTTTAATTGGCACAGCCCATAAACTTGGCGCTGGTCAACACAGGGTTCAGTGTCCGTTTTGTTCTTCGACAAGAAGAAAAAAGGGCATGAAAGACCTCTCATTAAATATTGAAAAAGAACACATCCTTTACAACTGCCACCATTGTCTGGAGACTGGCAAAATCAAATTGGAACTTCACGAAATTAAAACTAGGAGAAAACCGATGCAACTAGCAGTCAAGCACGATTACAGGGAACTATCTGATAACTCAATAGCTTGGCTCAAAAGTCGCGGAATATCTGAAGACACGGCAAATAAGGCAAAACTAAAAACATCCAAAACTTACATACGCGCAGTGAATGCTGAGACAGAGTGCGTTGTTTTTCCATACACAAATCAAGGTCAGCAATACGCAGCAAAAATAAGAAGTTTGTCTGATAAAGGCTTTTCATGTAATGGAAGCCCACAATCATTTTTTAATATTGATAGCGTGGCAACAAATGACGATCTGATTATTTGTGAAGGGGAGATGGACTGCCTCTCATTCATGGAAGCTGGTTACGATAGCGTGGTGAGTGTGCCGAATGGCGCGGTGATGAAGGTGGTGGATACCGATGTTGACCCAGAAGAGGACAACAAGTTTAAGTTTTTATGGGATGCAAAAAACAAAATAGACCTAGCCGCGAAAATTATAATTGCGACAGACCACGATAGTGCCGGACAGGCAATGGCAGAAGAGATTGCCAGACGCATAGGCAAGGACAGGTGTTGGAAGATTGAGTTTCCAGAGGATTGTAAGGACGCGAATGATGTCCTTGTGAAGCATGGTAAAAAGAAACTTGATGATATCACTGCATTTTGTAAGCCGTGGCCTGTTGCTGGTCTGTATGACGCATCACATTTTTATAAGGATCTGGATGAGATTTATGTCAATGGTATCGGCTCAGGTGCAAAAACAGGATATCCAAATGTGGATGAATTATACAGCGTTGTAGAAGGACAACTCACGGTGGTTACTGGGCATCCATCATCAGGGAAGTCAGAATTTATTGATCAAATTATGATAAATCTTGCTTCGCGGGAGGATTGGAAGTTTGGTATTTGTTCATTTGAGAACGAACCACGAATACACATAGCAAAGCTGATCAGCAAATATCTTGAAAAGCCTTTTTTTGATGGCATGACACCGCGAATGACAAAAAGTGAATTGGAACGGGGTAAAGCGTTTATTCAATCTCACTTCTCTTTTGTCTATCAGGCTGATGGTTCGATGGCTACAGTCGAGGGAATTATTGAAAGGCTGAAGGTTGCGGTGATGCGGAATGGCATCAAGGGCGCGATCATTGACCCATACAACTACATAGCCAAGAGCCGTGACATATCGGAAACAGATTGGATTTCAGATATGCTTACAAAGCTGAGGGTGTTCGCTCAGTCGCATGGGATACATCTCTGGTTCGTGGCACACCCAACAAAGATGATGCGCGATCAGAATGGCAAGATACCAGCCCCAAAGGGCTATGACATATCGGGATCTGCCGCATGGTTCGCCAAGGCAGACGTAGGACTCACAGTGCATCGCCCAGACCCGAATAAAACCGAAAGCCAGATCCACATATGGAAGTGCCGCTTCTCATGGGTAGGCCAGCAGGGTCAGGCAAGCCTGTATTTCAACCCTGTCACATCGACATATACACATGAACTTGATGATCCATTTTCAGATATGCCAGAACCGCAATATGATGCGGCAAAGTATGGGGAGACACCATTTTGACCAGATTAGGAAAACAGTTATTGGAAGAGGCGGCGGTGGTGATTGATGCCAGAGGCGATCATTATGATGCGCCAATAAAAAATTTTACTAGGATTGCCAGACTTTGGAGCGTGATCCTGGATATTGAGGTTACGCCGATGCAGGTAGGTCTCTGCATGGATGCTGTTAAAACGGCGAGGCTTTGCGCCACGCCTGAGCATTGGGATAGTCTGGTTGATAAGGCAGGATATGCGGCGGCTACAGCAGAGTGCTTGAGGCCAATAGGAACTGATGATAGTAGTTGATTATCCAAAAAGTTTCATGTAACTTTTGTTTTTCTCCATAGAGACTAGGGGGCGGATCATTAGAACCGCCCCTTTTTTGTGCGTGGGATGCAAACAGAGGGAGATTAGGTGACAGGCTCTGAGTGCTTGCGGCAGTCCCACACCGCCGTTCAACACCCTGTCACCTGTTCATGTTAGTCACAACTTTCATTACGCTCTACATGGGCATAATGACAACCATCTTCATTTATAGAAACCCTGCGAACTCTGGTATCGTATCCCAGAGGTGGGTAACTTGTTTTATATTTTTCTACTTCTCTGTCCAATGACCTTTCATCATTGGCAGTTAAAACAACGCTAATTGTTCTCATCCCATCTCTCCTTTTTCATCATTTTAATTGTTCCGACAATAAATATAAAAGTGCCAGAATATAGAACAGCCATGCCGACTAATATATTTTTGCTGGGATCTTCAATAACCCCGATACCAGCCAGCATTGAAAGCAGTCCAACGATAGATACAAAAGCCCATTTAATCATTGTCACTCTCCTCATTATCTCGCTCAATGCGCGAGGTCATTGCATTTAAGATTAGGTGCGTTGCCTGTTGTGGGTCTGGAGCGCAGTCATATGATAATTCTACAACAAAGCGCGACATGACATTTGCCACATCAAAAGGGGTTGCACCCTGATTTGAAAACTCCTCTGTCACATCTAACAGACGATTATACATATCTTCATATTTCATAAGTAGTCTCCCTCGATTTCATAATCTAGGTATCCGCAAGCGGCATCAACACCCAACAAAAACATCTCTTGATCCTCTTCAGTATCAAAAGCATACGACTCTGTTTTGTCCTGACAGGTTCCCCAGATAATTGTGATAACGTGGTTTGCATTGTCAATCTGATCTTGTGTTTGACCGATGCAATTAACGATTGGCTTTCTAATAAATGCTTCACTCATTTTTTACTCCTCGCTTGTTGAAGTCTTGTGGTTTCGATAGCGTGACAATTTGCACATATCACGACACATTTCCTGATCTCACTGATCAGATTTTTTAGTGGCGCATCACGCATATCCGATACGTTTTTTGATTTGTCGCCCAGATGATGGAACTGCAACGCAATACCATTGTCATTATAGCCGCAATGACTACAGCCCTGAGCCTCTTTATAGAGGTTGAGCCAGTGCGTCCTGCGGCGGCGGTTCATCCATTGTTTAGCGCGAGATTTACCCTTACGCCGCCAGAATGATGAGGGTGTAGTCCACTCCTCACCATTTTTAGCCAAGCCGTGATAGCCCCAGAATATGCGACCATCACCCCTGACCTCACCATGAACAGGCATCAAACTGCCTCAAGTTCTTTCAGAACGTGAGCCTTGACCCTTCGATCAAACAAAGCCTTGCAGTCACCCAACGTGCGGTGAAAGGCGTGGACGTTGTTTGTGGCATTCAATGGGTCACTGTATGAGGCATCATATACAGGCTTCTCAGCAGATGCCTGACCATAAACCAACAGCCATCCATTATCTGCAAACGCCTGTTTGTTTTTGATGCCAAATGTTTTGACCTCATAAACTGTGGTCATATCATCGTTGATGTGATCAAACTTTTTGATCCTCGCAGAATATACAAACCGCAGACCGCTTGATGACCTGATGATTGCTATACCGCGATCATTAACGACCTTATTCCAAGAGCATGAGATTGTGACAAAAATCTTTTTCCAATAATCCTTGCCCTCATTCTCAAATCCCAAGTCTAACTCAGGATTTTTTCTTATATGAACTTCGCAGGTTGATCGCTGGAACGCCATGCCAAGCACACGACTAGCCCTAAACGACCCCTTTGCGCCATGATCAGCAACTGGCTCATATTCTTTACGCGCCTTTTGATCACGCCTGATTACCCTTATGGCATCAGTCAGTTCATCGATGTAGCGATAAATTGCGCGAGCCGCACTGCGATCTACGGCTTCAAGTTCATTATCAAACTTTTTAGCCACATCATCCATGCGATATCGGCGTCCATCAGCCACTGCCTCTAGGTAGGAGTGGGGGATGCCCCACTCCAGTTGTGCTTTGCGGATTTGTTCTGCCGCGAATGACAGAAACTTGTGTTGATCGCGAGTAATGTTACCCATTTTTAATCTCCCATTTTGAGGATAGCGACTTCGCCAAAGGGTGCTTTGTCGGAGCCGATATCGGTTGAAACCCAAAGTACCGGATACTCCGGTGCATCGGGGAAGTCAGATATTTCCAAGTCAGTCAGGACAACCATGTTGTCGCAAGGCAACTGATGCTCTTCAACGTAGTCAAAAGCTGGTGTGATGCGAGTGCCACCCCTGCCAGCCAGTGCTACCTTTTCGATAACCTCGCCTTGCTCATAACGCTTGACAGTCTGAACCTTGGTATCAAACGTGATCACTGTAACAGAGCGTGGTTTGTGATCATCGGTGATGGCATTCATCTCGCCAAGAAAATGTGACCATTCTGCATCAGTCACTGAAGCTGAACTGTCACCCAGAATGATCACATCACCAGCACCCAGCTTGTCTACGCTGGGCAAGTAAATGCCCTGATTGAACCAAGCATTCTTTTGTGGTCTGCGCCAAGTGTAATCATCGGGCTGATCACCGCCGATAAATCGGTTGAGAACGTCACGCCAGTCGATCTGGCAACGCCGCATGACCTGTACAAGCTGGTCAATTTTGGCTGGTAGTTTGCCCTGAGCCTTAGCCGCATCAGCCGCCATCATAACCTTGATATCCATCTCAGCTTCGATCTGCTTGGCCTCAGCCTCACTCAATGGCTGACCATCGTCTGCCGTGGTCTGCATGACCGCACCCCAGTCAGGGGTCATATCATCGTCAGGCATATCATCGTCAGGCATATGTGAGTAAATCTTCTCAGCCATCCAGTCCTTAAACTTGTTCCATGCGTCCTTGGTGGTATGGAACAGTCCATCAGGTGGCAACTGAAAGCCAGCGTCAATCAGAATGTCATTAATGGCAATATCAGTGCAGACATTCCATTTCTTGTGGTCACGCCAGTCAATACGCAAGCAGTGCTTGAAAGCAACGTGCAAGACCTCATGGGCAATCACGCCCATCACGACATCCTGTTCCAAGAAATCGACAAAGGCGGCATTCCAAAGTATCGACTTGCCATCGGTTGCCATAGTCGGCACTGCGTCAGTCTCGACAAAGTTGAGACCCATAGCAATCGACCCAAAGAATGGGTGCTTCAGAACCAACTGTGTTTTTGCTCTCGAAATTTTTAGATTAGCATCCATGATGCATCTCCCATGTTGAAAAAGTTAGATAGAACTTTTTGAGGGGCGGCATGACCGCCCCCCAATATGTTAGAGGATAAGCTGTTTGCCATCGGTAATAATCCACTGGCGTACAGCCTCAGACTGC